AAACAGTATTCCATTAATCAGGCAGCGGGAAGAATGGAATCCAAGCGCATTATGAAGCAGGAAGCATATTGCAGACTGTATGAGATTATGTTCAAGTTCATGCTTGCTTATGCCGATCAGCCCGTTCCTCTTTCCACTAAAAATCCTGACGGTTCAGATAACTTTAGTCACTTCGATAGATATGACTTCCTTAAGATGGATGAAGACGGAAATCTCTATTGGAATGATGAGTTTATCTTCGAGGTAGACCCGACTTCCACAATAATGATGAACCGTGAAGCAATGTGGAATCAGATAGACCTTAAGTACCAGGCAGGAGCTTTCGGGCCTATCGGAGATTTGCAGACACTTCTTAACTATTGGACGTTTATGGAAGAGAGTGATTATCCTAACGCTTCAAAGGTTAAGGCTATCATCACCAAACAGATAGAGGATGCAAAAGCGGCCCAGGCACAGCAGAATCAGATGGCACAGCTTATGCAGCAGATAGGAGCAAACAATGTTATGCCCGGTATGTAAAACAGAATTAAGAGTGTCCGCAAGCAAGTATGTCTATAAGGACGGACACCTTTATATGGTTCAGGAATTGACCTGCCGTAATCCCAAGTGTGAGAACAATGGGAAAGTGGTAGACAAAGTTTGGCATGAGTTAGAAGTGTCAGAGGAATAAGAGCCTAACGGCTTTTATATAAATTCGCAACTAATAGCGTAAAAATAGGAGAAAAATATGGAAGAACAGATTGGCGTAAACGAGTCTGAACCCGCCGAGCAGACAGAAGTAGCAAGTGAACCCGAAGTGAACGCAGAGGGAAACGAAAGTGAAGTAGAAGGGAATGAAACCCCCGAAATCACTGAACAGCCCAAAGCGGAGCCGGAAGACCGCAACGCTGCATTTGCAAGAGTCCGCAGAGAAGCAGAAGCCAAAGCGAACCGCAAAATGTCAGCACTTGATGCGGAAGTGGCAGAAAGATTCAAGGGGTTGAGCAACCCCATTACCGGACAGCCTATAACGTCCGCAAGAGAATACTTTGACGCACTTGACGCACAAGAGAAACTTGCGACACAGAAGAAACTTGCTGATAACGGTATCGACCCCGAATTGATCGACAAAGCAGTCAATAACTCACCGGCAGTAAAGGCTGCGACTCTCGTTTTACAGCAGGAGAGACTTAAGGGAGTGCAGACTTACCTTGAAGAGCAGGTTGCAGAAATCGGAAAGATAGACCCCGATATCAAGACCGCCCAAGACATTGAGAAGTCGGAACGTTACCCTGAAATCTACCGCTATATAAACGAGCATCACTTAAGCATTGTTGACGCTTACAAACTGACGTATGCGGATAAGCTCAATGAGAGAAAGACCGCAGCGGTCAAACAGCAGGCCATCAATAATGCAAAGTCCCAACAGCACCTTACGGCAACGGAAGGCAACGTCAAAGGTTCAGACCTTCGGGAAGTTCCTTCAAGCGTTATCGAACAGTGGAGAATTTGGTTTCCCGATAAGAGTGACGCACAGATAAGGGAGCTGTATAACAACTCATTACATGAGTGAAAAACCTACGGACGGACAGTATGAGAGTTCCGCCCCTAACCTTCAAAAATTAAAGGAGATAAACTATGGCAGCACATGTACCTGGAATAGTTTCCAAGAACGCAGGACTTGCTAACGACACATGGAACGTGAACGCCCAGATGATGGAAGCGTACATCAATGATGTCAACACCGAGAAGTCCAACTATGAATCTTTCGTTTCTGACGTATTCAACGTCAAGAAGTCCAACCGCTTCGGAGAGAAGATCGGTCAGGTAACAACCTTCAGCGACTTCGCACCTATGTCAACTGACGGTGCAAATGCCGTACTTGATGATATCATTGGCGGCCCTACCAAGACCATTCAGCACACCACCTTCAAGAAACTGTTCAGAATCACCCGTGAAATGAACGAGGATAACGAAGTCGATCTCATGCAGGCAAAGGCCCGTGGAATGGTTCAGGCTTACAAGCGTACCAGAGCAGACTTCGCAAGTGCAGCTCTTACCGCAAACGCAGAAGCATTATCCACACAGACCACTTTCACTTTCGGTGGAGTATCAGGCTTCGACTGTGCATCTGCTGACGGAAAGGCAGTCTTCGCAGTAGATCATCCCCAGGCTACCTATCCTGAACAGACCCAGAGTAACATCTTCACCAACAAGTTCGGCAATGATGATAAGATTCTCCACATCCTTGCTAACTACGGAAGAAACTTCAAGAACAACTCCGGTCTTGTAATGGGCTACATCTATGACACGATCATCATCCCTTCCAACTGCCCTAACCTTGAAAGAGTAGTTCGTAAGGTAATCGACTCCGATCTCCAGGTCGGCAGCGACTACAATGATGTAAACGTCAACAAGGGCAAGTGGAAGCTCATCATTGATCCTTCATGGCAGGTAACTACCCCCGGCAACGAGCCTTACATCCTTATGTCTTCGCAGGCAAACAAGGAGCTTCTCGGCAACAAGTTCTATGACAGAGTAAGCCTTGACGTTACCGGTGATGTTGACATTACCACCAATGACATGATCTGGAATGGCTATTCAAGATTCTCTTGTGGCTTCACTTCATGGCAGCACATGATTATGGGCGGTGCAGCTCACGGCTCAACTTACAGCGATCCTACCGTTTAATAATCGGCAGTCCCCCTATCCTTCGGGGTAGGGGGATATAAGGAGTAAATATGTTAAAGACAGAATACATAAAGTCTGACGGAAGAATATATGAAGTAGTAGGCCGTGACGGAAAGGGATTCCCCGTATGCAAGCTCACTACACTCAAAGAGATTCCCGAAGATAAGCCCTTGAAAGAGATCAAAGAGGAAACCGAAGACAAGCCCAAAAGGGGAAGGAAAGCAAAGTAAATGTATACCTGGAAAGATATAAAACTTGCCACGTTACAGAAGATGTATGCCGCTGACGGTAGCGAAATAGTTGAGGACGAATCGACCAAAGACTATATCGCAGGTATGCCGTATGCGGCTAATGAAGGTTTACAGAGACTTTCCACAGCAGGGAAGTTCATTGTAAAGGCTATCTCGATTAATCACATGCCTTCAAAGAACCTTGTACCTGAACAGACTGCCGTAGCACTTAATGACGGACGTTCGTTCACGTTTTCTGCTGACGGAGTAAAGTCTTTCTACTTTCAGTATTCCGGAATCGGCAAGGCATATATCACGGGCGGAGACGAAGAGACCGAAATCTCTATCGACTCATACGGATCATTTACCGAGATAAGAGGTAACTATCCCAACGTATCGGATGGCAAAGTCACTATCAGATTTGAGAGCGACTATCCCGCAACGGTCAAGAACCTCGCTATGTATGATGCTACATTCCCCGAAGACGAGAACGGTGCGAAAGTTCCCGAATACGGCAGATACATCAAGTATGACCTTAAGGAATTGGCAACTGACTTCTATAACCTCTTCGATAACTCTATCAACTACGAAGACGGAAACATCTATCTGAACACCACAGATTATTACAGAGAGTCAGACCACATCTTAATCCTTCCGTCTAACAGACCTGGTATGTATACGATTTACTACCACGCATATCCCGTACAGATAACGGAAGAGACCGAAGACGATTATGTTCTTCCTATCGACCCTGATGTTGCCGTACTTTTACCTTTGTATATGGCTTCACAGTTGTATATGGATGACGATCTCGCCATAGCAACAACTCTTCGTAATCAGTTTGAGGTCGGTCTTGATTCACTTGTAAACACTTCACATTACAGCGGTAAAGAAAAATTTGTTTCGGAGTGGGTATAAATGCCGGTTCAATTCAAAGTCCCTGCTTCTCCTTCAAGAAGCACCTTAACAATAGATACGTTTTTAGGGGCTGATTTTACAAATGACCCTGCAAACGTTGATATAGATAAGTCCCCGAATATCCTGAATATGATTAGGGATGTTCCTGGTAAAGTAAGGAAGTCAATGGGGTATCAGACCATTGCTGAATTTACCGACCCTATCAATGGATATCATACCAAGCGTGGCGTAGCACACGGCCTCATTCACGCAGGTACAAAGATATATGAAGGGGACTACGATAACCCTACGGAGCTTTACTCTGATGCAAACAATTCCCGTTCACGCTCATGGCAGTTCGGGGATAAGGTTTGTATTCTTGACGGTAAGGCTTTATTAATATGGGACGGAACAACTGTTGAGAAGGCTTCAACAAATGCTAAAATCCCCGTTACCTTAATAGGCGGTAATCCCGCCGGCGGTGGAACATCTTACTATGCACTTAATCTTTTGTCCCCCGGATTCACCGAACAGTTTTTAGGAACAGTCGGCACTACCGAGTATCACTTAAGCTATACCGATCTTGACGATACCGAGGTTAAAGCGGAAGTCTTACAGAATGACGGAACGTGGAACACGTTGGTCGAGAACACAGACTTCACTGTTAATCGTGAAACGGGAGTAGTCACATTCACTACGGCACCTGGGGAGTCACCCGTCACGGGAGAAGACAACGTAAAGATAACTGCATATAAGACTGTTGAAGGCTATGCAGATAGAGTCAATAAGTGTTCTATCGGTACTCTTTACGGAGCAAGTGGAGACCTTAACAGACTCTTTATATCGGGTAATCCTGATGATGAATATGTCAACTATCAGTGGTATTCCGCAGCGAATGACCCTACTTATTTTCCCGACACTAACTATCAGCTTATCGGCACTGCTAAATCAGCTATTGTCGGCTACTCTGTTATTTCTTCTTATCTTGCTGTATTTAAAGATAAACAAGAAGTAGAACAGAACATAGTCCTTGTATCATCTACCACGGTCAAGGATGAAGTCACATTTGCTACGCAGACCACGTTACACGGATCACCGTCAATATGTTCAGACTCACACGGATATTTGGCGGGAGAACCTATATTCCTAACTTCGTTGGGCGTGTACGCTTTAACTTCCCAGGATATCACGGGAAGAGAATTGACTAACTTAAGGTCATTCTTCCTCAATGGAAAGTTGCTTGATGAAACCGACCTTGATAAAGCGTATGCGTTTGTCTATAAGGACTTCTATATATTAGCCGTAAATGGCGTTCTATATATCCTTGACGGGCTTCAAAGTGTGCAGACGGATAAATCTGCCCCTTACTCCACAAGACAGTTTGTAGGCTATTTTAGGGACAATGTAGACGCTAATACAATGTGGGAAGAGGACGGAGCTTTGTGGTTCGGTTCAAAGACCGGAAAAGTCTGCAAGTTCTATACGAACCCTGATGATATCTTCTCCTACAATGATGATGGTGCGGCTATCATGTGCAGATGGGAAACCCCCGACTTTGACGGAAAGTTGTTCTATAAGAATAAGACTTTCAGATATCTCGCAGTCAGGTTAAAGCAGGCCATTGTCACTTCAATAAGAATGTCAGTAATGAAGCGTGGACTTTGGACTGTGCTTTCAACAAACGCTTCAACCGCATCTTACTTCTCATTCAAGTCTTTGGTATTCTCTAAACTTTCATTTTCAAGTGACGTAACGAACAGAGTAGTACCGCTTAAGACAAGAGTAAAGAAGGTAGATAAAGCAAGATACAGATTTGAGAACCTTAATGTCAATGAACCCTTTGCATTAGACAAGATCGGTATTGAATATGTTGAGAAAGGCAACTTTAAACATTAGGTGATAAAATGGGAAACTTTCAGGACGCATACAAAATTTCATCAGCGGATAGAACGGGTAAAGGTGTAACGGGTCTTCCCGATACCCCCGGTCTTTCCACGGGAGATATGCAGGCAAGGTTCGACTCTCTCGGTAACTTGTCTATTGATAAATTCAATGCCGTTGTTGATGCAGTCGGTGATGTTATCTCTAATGACGATACGAAGTTACCCACTATGAAAGCAATCGTTGACTACGTTGTCAGTATGGGTGGCGGTGATATGACAAAGGCTGTCTATGATACTGATGATGACGGAATCGTGGATAACTCCGAAGCCCTTGAAGGTCACAACTCACTCTACTTCAAGAATCAGTATGACATTACCTTACCCACTACGGGATATACCGAAGAGGAAGTAACGATATGGGGAGAGACGAAGACAATGCAGGTTCTTACCATCACTTCCGATGTAGACGGAAATCCCCTTACTAACTTTGCTGCGGATATGGTCGCTGATTATCCTATCAATCTCACGGGTACTTTGGAAGACTTCAAGAAACTGTATGCCGTGGAAATCGGTCTTGCAAGAGTAACCGTTTACTGTGAAGAAGTTCCTACTACCGCACTCAATGTAAGGATAAGGGAAGCATGAAACAGCTTAATTGGTATCAGATATTCGGAAAATCAAATATTCCTGATGGACGTACAGTTCTGCCTACTGATGATATTCAGATTTGGCTTCACTGTGCTGACATTTGGGATAAATCATATACCACTCTTGCGGAAGTATTGGCAGATACCGATACGCTGTTAGCACTTATTTCAAGCAACAACGCTGTTGACTATATGGTTAGGTCAACAACGTGGGCGGTTGCAACTGCGTTAGTGCCTACTATGACATCCGATACCACTCCCGAAGGTGAATGTGTGGCAACAAACGCTAATCCTTCATACCCTGCCTGGAAAGCGTTTGATAAACAACCAAATACCTTTGCAGTATCAAATAGTGTCACAGACTATATTGGATATATTTTTACAACTCCCGTTGTAGTCAATCGTCTTGGCGTAGTCAATCGTGGTGATACAACCGGGGTTAATCCCATCACTATGAAAGTCCAGGCAACCAATGACGGAGTGAATTGGACAGATGTTTCAGAAGTGCTTACGAACAGTTCAGAAAAGGGATCGAGCAAGACTTTTGATTTCGACAATTCCACAGCATATCTCGGATATAACGTCCGAGGTATCACTTCGGGAACATACACATTTCAGCTTGCGGAAATTCAGTTTTACTCACCGTCTATCACTACTTCCGCAACTGCTATGACCTATATCGGTCTGAACAACTACGCTTCAAATACACTCCTTGCAGATGCAACGTGGTGTAACGCTATATGTAACTCCGAATACCTTGAGAGTGTACTAAATGTCAAAGTACCGACTATGACCGACAATACGCATCCTTCGGGTGAAGCGAGTGCAAGTACAGTTTATCAGACTAACTACGCATACAAAGCATTTGACGGAAACGATTCAACAAAGTGGGAATGTGGTTTTGTTGCATCCGACCTCTATCCTTACGTTCAGTATGACTTTGGAAGCAACGTCAAAATCTGTTGTGCAAAAGCATTTGAAAAAGGCTCTTCGGGAAATGCGTTTATTTATGGACACAAGATAGAGTATTCAGAAGATAACGTAACCTTCACAGAAGCCACAAGTGGAGAAAGCTCGTCAATTACTGCGAGCCAGTCCTACAACGTATTAGAATCTTTCCCCCTTGTGACGGGCAGATATTTCCGGTTTAGAAGTTGGAGAGCAAATCAGGAACAGTTTAGTGGTGGTGATATTTACACTCTTCAATTCTACGGAAGAGAGGACGTATAAATGGAATTAAGTTTAACTGATGCAATTAAAATCTTTTTGGAAAGAGGCTTTGTAGAAGATGTAAATGGAAAGATGTTTTATGAACCTCTTGCTTGGAGAGCAAGTGTATCAAGAATATCTACGGCATTGCAGAATGGAGAATTAATTGTAAAAGAAGCAGAGGACGTATAAATGAAATCTTACATCAAAGAAGAAATGTGGGGCTAACAAATGGAAGACTACATCACCAGAACCGAGCATACCGAATTTGCAAGAAGGGTAGACGAAGAGAACGCAAGGCAGAATGATAGGTTGAACAGCCTTGAAGCCACTCTTAAGCAGGTACTTTCTATCTCTACTTCCGTGGAAAAGTTAGCAATACACATGGAACACATGTCTGATGAACAGAAGTCGCAGGGCGAAAGACTTAAGGTATTGGAAGACCGTGACGGAGAGAAGTGGAGAAGCGTAGTTTCCCATATCGTTGTTGCGGTAGTTACTGCGGTAGTAGCGTTCATTCTTGGGAAACTCGGCTTATGAGCGTACAAACCGACTTCATCAATTCCATAGCCCCTTACGTTCAGAAGTGGCAGAAACAGTACGGCTTCGGAGTGTGTTCGGCAATTATAGCTCAAGCGTGTTTGGAGTCAGCTTTCGGGCAGTCGGACAAGGCACAGTACAACAACTTCTTCGGACTTAAGTACAAGGGTAACAGAGTAACGTGTAACAGCGGTAAATTCACTTCTACTTCCGCTGAATGGAAAGACGGAAAGTATTACCCAATTATTACTGAATGGTACGCTTTCGCAGATATGGATGATGGAGTGCAAGGGTACTTTCAGTTTATCGGAAGCGGGAAGTACAAGGTAAAGGGAATCACTGATCCCGAAGCCTACTTGCAAGCACTTAAGGATGGCGGTTATGCCACAAGCCCTAACTACGTTGCCAACAATATGAGAGTAGTCGATACCTACGGACTACGGAAATATGACGAGGTGAATATGGTTCAGTACGATTTAAACAGAAAACCCGATAGCCCATTAGCGAAGTGTGCGATATGGACTTACAACTGCTCAATAAGGAATACGAAATTAAAGCCTTCACAGTTCAAGTTCGTTCCTCATTGTACGGCGGGTATGAGTTCCGCAGAGTCTACCGCAAGGAGATTCCAGAATCCCGCTGTTCAGGCTTCTTGTACCTACTGTATCGGTTCAAACGGGGATATCGTTCAGAACGTTCCCGAAGAGTACAGACCGTGGACTACGGGCGGTGACTTAAATGTAAACGGTGTCACGGGTGCAATGATAGACCACATGGCGTTTACCTTTGAGATAGCAAACACAGCCCTTGCCCCCGACTATCCTATGTCAATGGAAGCGTTGACTTCACTTATCTACATAATGGCGGATATCTGTAAGAGATATGGGATAAAGAAAGTCTATTGGAACAACGATAAGTATTTTTCAAGCAAGGCAGAGAATTACAACACTATCAACGTCCATAGGTGGTACGCAAGAAAGAGTTGTCCTGGCAACTTCTTGATGAATTGTATGCCTACCGTTGCCGATTCAGTAAATTTACTTCTTGCTAACGGCGGGGACATTCCTTCGGGCGAGTATGTAATCGAAGGCGTGAATTATGCAGAAGTCTTTAATCCCACTTATTACAGAGACCATAACCCTGATGTAGCCGCTTCACCTTACGGAGTAAATGACAATACTTTGTGGGAACATTTCAGAGACTTCGGAATGAATGAGTTACGAAGAGGTAATGAAACGTTTGACGCAAGGGCGTACAAGGAAAGATACGAAGACTTGCGTAACGCATACGGTGACAGTAATCAAATGTACTATTGGCATTGGATAGTTTTCGGCAAGGCCGAAGGAAGGAACGGATTATGAAAATGAGTAACAAGATGTTTGATGTTTTGAAGTGGATCGCAATTCTTTTCTTACCCGCACTTGCAACACTTGTGGCGGTAGTCTTCAAGATATGGGACTTACCCTACGGCCCCGAAATATCCGCTACTATCACAGCGGTAGCTACGTTCCTCGGTGCGATACTTGGTGTATCACATATTCAGTATAAGAA